TGGAATTTTTTTTATAACTTACGAGCTTCTTCTTTACCAGGATTTTCTTAGGTATCAGAGCTGTTGTTTCCAGGGGAAAATCGCCCTACCAAGCACCTATAACCCATCCCCATTTGAGGATACTCCTTATTTTGTTAAAATTTGTTAAGTTAGGAGAAGGAATTAAACTATGTTTCATTATAACTTTAAGAAATCTCGTAACTTCTGGATACCGCTCTCTTGCGGAATTTTCCTCGTTGCTCTTCTGTTATTCCTTGTAGTCTCTAGATCTTCTAACTCCCAAACCAGTGACTCTAATGCTCCTACATCTCTTCCAGGATACTTAGCTTATCTCCTAGGTTATAATACTTCTACGACTTCCTGGGATCGCGTACATATAGATACAGGAGGAAATCTTACAGTTGCACTTACATCTTCAGGTGGTAATGCAGCAGTTATTACTGCAGCTTCTGTAGATGGTGTATCAGCAGCTGGAAATGGTTTGGAGACAAGAAGTTTTAATTATTTGCTTAATGGAACTGGTTGGGATCGTGTTCGTACACCTGTAATCTTTAAACCTCTTAACGCCATCTCTGTTGCTTCCGAAACTACTATCTGGACACCTTCTGCAGGTAAGAAGTTTCGTTTTATGGGTTATACACTTGCTCAAGGTACAGTTTCTGGAGGTCTTACTCTTAAGGATAACACTGCAGGAACTACAATCTTCATCATCCCTCCGCAAACTGCAGGTGCAGAAGTTCATTCTCCTCCTATGGGAAATGGTATTCTTTCCGCCGTGGCGAATAATGTGCTTACTGCTACTGGAAGTGCGACAGAAACAATTACAGGTACGATATGGGGCACCGAAGAGTAGGTTCTAAGTGGGGCGTTTTTCTTTTTTAACTTAGAGGTTCTGAGAGATGGAAAGAACTACCACAAACAACAAAGAAAGAATAATGGAGCTTCTTGGCTCCGGTCTTCAAGTTGGCGTTGTAGCCACTGCAATGGGCTGTCATCAAGAGCATATTTCTCGTCTTATGGCAGATCCAGAATTCTCTGCTCGTGTCGTGGAACTTCGCAGTATCTCCCTCACTGCTGCAACTAATAGAGATAGAGAGATAGACTCTATCGAAGATACTCTTATAGATAAGGTAAAAGAGGCAGTAGATGCTGGTATAATCTACAAACCTCGAGAACTACTTTCCGCCTTTATGATAGTTAACAGGGCGATGCGAAGAGGTGTGAAGGCACAGGAAAGCATTGCAGTAACACAAACAGTCGTTAACTTAACTCTCCCAGCCACTGTACTTAAGAACTTTACCATCAACCAGCAGGGGGAAGTTGTAGATGTGGAGTCGGAACCTGGAAAGAAAGAGACTCTTGTAACTATGCCTGCACATACTCTTCTTAAGACTCTTGCAGCTAGTAGAAAGGAAACTGCACCAAATGCAGCAGAAGCATATGAAAAAGTTGGAAACTTCCTACCAACTTACGCTCTCCAGGCAGGAAGAGGTATTAAGTAAGGCTTCCTGGAAGAGTCAGGAAGATGAATTTAAGAGGAGAGATCTTCTTAAAGCTCTTCCAATCTTACTCGCTCTCCGCGCTGGATTGCGTAAGAAAGAATAAGTAATGGCTCTTGGACAAGGACATTATTCTGATAAGTACTGGGAGGAGAAGCTTGGTATTCATGATGCAGAGGGGAATAAAAGAGAAGAGTATATCAATGATGATACTCTACAAGATGCAGACTTCAACTCTGAAGAAGTTATGGAAGCATCGAGAATTTCTCTCGATTTCCTTGCTGGTCTTTCTATGCCAACAGTATTTCGTGCTAATTTTCCACCTGTCTTACTCGCTGCTTGGCAACTCTTAACTCAACGTATTTCCATCTCTAGAGATAATTCTAGAATAGCACTAGGTATTCCTCGTGGTCATGGTAAAACAACACTTGTTAAGATCTTTATCCTTTATACTATTCTCTTCACAAATCGGAAATTCATCCTCGTAATGGGCTCTACTGCAGCTCTTGCAGAGAACATTCTCGCAGACGTATTTGATATGCTCTCTGAGAAGAATATTCAGAAAGTATTTGGAGATTATAGAGTTGGTTTAGAAGTTGGAAGACAAGATCTTAAGAAGTTTGGTTTTCGAGGAAGGAATATTGTTGTTGCAGCAATCGGTGCAGGAGGTAGTATCCGCGGTCTTAATGTAAAGAACCAGCGCCCTGATGTTATGATCTTTGAAGATATTCAGACTAAAGAATGTTCAGAGTCCTCCGTACAATCTGAAGCTCTTCTTCGCTGGATGATTGGTACAGCTATGAAGGCCAAGAGTCCTCATGGTTGTCTTACTATATTCTCTGGAAATATGTTTCCTGGACCAAATTCCATACTTAAGAATCTCAAGAAGAATAACACCTGGATCAAGTTTATCTCAGGGGCCATACTAGCAGATGGACGCGCACTCTGGGAGGAAGTTCGTTCGCTGGATAGTTTGCTGGATGAACTTGATAATGATATTTCTATGGGGCATCCAGAGATATTCTTTTCTGAAGTCCTGAACGACACAGAAGCAGGAATAAATACAAAGACTGATTTATCTCTTATCAAGGATTGGCCTTGGAATGATACGGATCTTCCTCAAGGTAAGTTTATCATAATTGACCCAGCAGCAGGGAAAAGGGGTGGAGATGACGTTGCAATCGGCTACTGCGAAGTTTATGACGGATCTGCAGGATTACGAGATGTTATTGAAGAAAACTTATCTCCTGGAAATACGATCAGGAAAGCCTTGTTACTTGCTCTCCGAACTAATACAAGAGTTATTGCCGTTGAAGCAACTGCTTATCAGAGTACACTCTTGTACTGGTTTGGAGTTGTCACAACAGAAATTGGACTTACAGGTTTCCACTTTGTAGAAGTTCAAACTCATGCTATAGCTAAGAACTCTCGTATAGGAGATGCGCTTCGATCTCTTACTGCAGGTGAAATCTTCATCCATCAAGAGATAAGAGCAGTTGTTCTTGCGCAGATTGCAAATTGGAATCCCATGAAGCGGGATAACGTTGATGGCATTTTGGATTTACTTGGTTATCTTACGAAAGTAATGGAACTTTACGGTCCGATTATAGGCACGGAAACGGATCTTGGAGACTTGGAATATCAGGGTAGTTCAGTGATGGAAGAGAATCATGCATTTTAGCTTGCAGGAAAGATAGAGAGATGGCGGTACCTAATCAACAGATTACTCCTATCTCTGAGGATCAAGAACGAGCAATTCTTCTCTACGCTACTCAAGCTCAGAATTTCCTTATCTCTCAATACCAACTTCGCTCTTCCCTAGAAGAAATAGATCGCAACTATATGAGAGAAGCGGATGGTACAGTTGAGAACATACGTGCAAAAATTGCAAACAGAATTGGAGATAAGAAGAAATTTCAAGATGTTACTGTACCAATTATCATGCCACAGGTTGAAGCTGCACTTGGTTATATGGCGAATGTTTTCTGTACTGGTTATCCAGTTTTCGGTGTATCTGCTGACCCAGCTACTGAAGATCAAGCTCTTCAAATGGAAACGATAATTGCAGAGAACGCAGTTACCGCTGGTTGGGTTCGTCAGATGCTTATGTTCTTTCGAGATGGACTTAAGTATAACTTGCACGCTCTTGAGTGTGAATGGCAACAGAAGAAAGTTTGGTCAGTAGCGACGGATGTTAATTCTCCTAATGGAGCTAAACCTACAGAGACAATGTGGGCTGGGAATGTCTTGAAGCGTATGGATCTTTATAATACATTTTTTGATCCAAGAGTCTCTCCCTCCGAGATACATTCAGAAGGAGAGTATGCAGGTTATATTACCTTGATGTCTCGCATCCGTATGAAGAAATATATTAATGATCTTTTTGGAAAGGTACCAGTTTCCACGGTGAAACGAGCCTTTGAGACTGGAAGTATGGGCGGTATTTCTACTTCCACCTCTCCATTTACTTACTACCAGCCACTTATTAACCCTTACCCAGTTATGGCGAGGAATAATACGAATACCTTCGACTGGATGTCTTGGGCAACTGCAGGGCTTTCTACGAAGGAAAGTATTCGTTACAACAATGCGTATCAAGTTACTAAACTCTATGCTCGTATCCTCCCTGCAGATTTCGATTTCGCTGTCCCAGAAAAGAACACTCCACAAGTTTGGAAATTCATCATAGTTAACGGACAGGTTGTTTTGTATGGGGAACGCCAATCTAATGCGCATAACTTCATCCCGATTTTCTTCGGACAACCAATTGAAGACGGTCTTGATTATCAAACAAAAAGTTTTGCAACTAATGTTGCAGACTTGCAAGACATCGCATCCGCAATGTGGAATGGTTTTATCGCAAGTAAACGAAGACTTATTGGAGATAGAGTCCTTTTTGACCCGTTGCGTGTCCGGGAAAAAGATATTAATTCATCCAATCCTGCGGCTAAAATTCCAGTTAGACCTTCTGCATATGGTAAACTAGTTGGCGAAGCTGTATTCCAATTCCCATACAGAGACGAGCAAACAAATTCCTTCATCCAGGGAGCTTCTGCAGTTCAAGGTTTCTCCGATCTCGTAAATGGGCAAAATCCAGCGCAACAAGGGCAATTCCAGAAAGGGAATAAGACCAAGACAGAGTATGAAGATGTTATGGGACATGGGAATACAAGAAATCAAACTATGGGGATGATGACTGAGGGACAAATTTTCGTTCCTCTTAAGGAAGCGATTAAACTTAATATCTTACAGTATCAGGGGGAAGTTACTCTTTTCAATCGAGATGCTAACCAAGCAGTGGATGTTAAGCCGATAGATCTTCGAGCAGCAGCAGTTCATTTTAAAGTGAATGATGGAATGCTTCCTGCAGAGAAGGAAATGAGTACAGATGAGTTTCAGGTTGCGTTGCAGACGCTCTTAAGCGCACCACAGATAGCAGCAGAGTATAATCTTGCTCCTCTTATTACTTATCTCTTTAAGACTAAAGGAGCAGATTTGCGACCTTTCGAGAAGCCACAAGTACAAGTTCTTTATGAGCAACAAGTACAACAATGGCAACAAATGGCTATGGCAGCGATACAGAAAGGAGTTCCTTTTAATACTCCTCAGCCGCAGATACCTCCAGAACTCCAACAATTACAAGCAGCAGGACCAGCAGCTTCTCCGACAAGTGCAGCACTGGAAAGTACAACTGGATCGCAAACACCGCAAAGATCAGCAGCGCAACCGCAGCCGCAACTAAGAAGTAATGGAGCAGCGAGGAATGGTTAATCGTATTGATAACATCTTTCAATCCTACGACTTCTCTCCAGAAGAATATATCGCTGCAACTACATTCTCAGATCTTCAAACTAAATACCTTCAGACTGAACTTTCTATTGCAGCTGCAGAGAAAATACATCTTGCAGCAGTAACTCCAGATCAGAGAAGTGTTGATGATATTACTTTTCGTCTTGCTCATGAGTATTGTAGAGGGAAAATTGAGATGCTTGTTTATCTTCTGCAGAGTAGCGAGAGTCGGATGGAAGAAGCATCTCGTCTCTTAAGGGAACAGGCGGAGTTACAAGCAGAGTTATCTCGTAGACAGAATGAAAGGAATTAGGAAGATGGCTGGAAATAGCATAGGATGGGCAATTATTAGACTTAAAGAAGGAAAAAGAGTTTGTAGAGAAGGTTGGAATGGTAAGAATCAATATCTAGAACTTCAAGTTCCAGATGAGAATTCCAAGATGACTCTTCCTTATGTATATATTTGTACTGTACAAGGTGATTTAGTTCCTTGGATTTGCTCTCAAACTGATCTTCTTGCAACTGATTGGGAATTTATTCTTATACAACCAGGGGAGTAGGAGGTAAGCAATTATGTCAATCATGGAAATGTTTAGGAATATTACTGGATCTTCTCAAGCTACACCAGCACCTCCGCAAGGAGCTGGAACTCCGCCTAATCCAAACTTACTTCCAGGTCCACAAGGAAGTTCTGCAGTTGATCCTTCTGCTGGTAACTCTACTGCTCCTGGAGCTTCTAGCACTGCTGGAAATACTACCGGAACAGGTGCAGCAGCTTTCCCTGCAGTTGAACCTACAGGAGATAAATCCCCGCTCGATGGTTATCTTAAGTTATGGGAAATTGATCCTAATGCAAAACCGCCTGCTTCTCTTGTTCCTTCTATTACAGTAGATCCAAAGAAGATAATGGAAGGAGCAAGAGGTGTAGATTTTACAAAATCTCTTTCCGCCGCTACGTTGGAAGGAATAAGCAAGGGAGATACAAAAGCTTTCCTTGCTGGAATAAATGAAGTTGGTCAAGGTGCTTTAGCTCACGCTTCCGTAATGGCTTCTAACTTAGTAACTGCTGCTCTTACAGCGCAGGAGAAGGCATTTCGGGAAGAAGTTATGCCGGACATGCTCCGCAAGCATAATGTTAGTAACGCGTTGCGTACTGACAATCCCATGTTCGATAATCCTGCTGTTAAACCAGTTCTCAGTATGATTGAGAACCAATTTCAGATTAAGAATCCAAATGCTTCAGCGAGTGAGATTACTACTCTCGCGAAGCAGTATCTTTCCGGGTTTGCAACTGAAATTCTTACTGGAGCTGGTAAGATAGTTAGTGATCCTCCGCAGGTGCGAAAGACTTCGCGAGGAGAAACGGACTGGGGTAAATTCTTTGAAGTGGAGACTACCGGCTAGACTTTTCCCCTGAAAGCGGAGAGCTAATATGTCACTTATTCGAGTAACTGGTTTCGATGGTGCAATGATTGAACGGGAAATGTATCCTGGAGATATCATTGCACAAGGAGAGGCAATTGTTGCAGGAGCTTTAACAACTGTTGGCGCTGGTACTTGGACTGGCGCTATGATTGCTACTGGAATAATCACAAGAACTGGTCCTG